TTATAACCAATGCAAATCGATTATTTCTGCATCTTCGAAGTTCTCAAACACCAACCAACGAACAGCGCTCGCGTTTTTCACTTTCCCTTTGAACTCAGTTAGTGTCTTGCCGTTTACTAAAATCAATGCTTCAAACTTCTTATTCATTTCTTTCAGCTCCTTTCTTGTATCCCTCTCTATATATAATATACAATCGCATTGATTTTAAATCAAGTAACGCACTCGAAAAAGGCTATTTTATCATTCAAAAGAATAATAGAACAGCCTTTCGCTATAAACGTTCATTTGAAATAAATCTCTACGTCTTTATCGCGGATCACAATTCTTTCTATTATACGTTCCAAGACTTCTCGCAACGTGTCCTTGTCTAGCGCACCCCAATCTATACCGTCTAACCATTGGTAGCTTTCTACAGAATCAGCCGCTTGCATTCTCATCCTTTCTAACTGCTTTGCTAACTTGTCGCGCGACTTATCAAGTTCTCTCGACTTCTTGTTAAACATTTCGTTATCCAAGTGTTCATTTAAATATAAATCAAGCAACCGTTCTTTTTGTTTATCAATAGTAGCAATCTTATTTTCGACTGGTTTAAAATCGAACGCGCGCTTTTTCGCCTTGTGCTTTAATGGCAAGCGTTTCACTTGTTCCATAACCGCTTGTTCTAATTCGTCAACTCTTATATGCGGCTGTTCGCACGTTCTGCCGTGTTTTTGTTTATACTTCCATGTCCTAGCGTTGCAGCGATAATAGGCGCGTCGATATTCTTTGCCGTTGTGCTTTGATCGGCTTTCATAAGCGCTACACCGTTCGCCACACTTTCCACAATAGATAAGTCCTGATAATAAATAAGTGCGCTTAAACGGCAAACTAGACGCCCTAGCGTTCATTCTAGCGTTCGCTTTCTCAAATAATTCCTTGCTAACAATTGGCTCGTGTTGTCCGTCAAACGTTTCGCCGTTGAATTGTATCTTGCCAATGTAAACAGGATTGGCAATTCTGCGTCTAATCGTCGTATCGTACGTGTTAAATTTTTTCGCTACACTAGAAACGCTTTTTCCGTTTGCGATCATTTCAAACATTGCTAATACTTCGTCAGATTCGTTTTTAAAACGTTTTAACTCTCCATTTTCTACGTCATAACGATATCCAAAAGGAATAATTCCGCCGCCATGATGAAAACCTCTTTTTGCTCGATGAGCGCGTCCAGAGAAAAGGCGTTCTGTGATGTTATCTCTTTCTAGTTGAGCAAATACCGATAACATCCCGACCATCGCGCGTCCAAAAGAAGAGGTTGTGTCAAAACTTTCCTGCAACGAAACAAAAGCGACGTTGTTCTTAAGGAAAACATCTTCTATCAAATACATAGTATCTTTTTGTGACCTACTCAAACGGTCTAAACGATATACTAAAACGCAATCAAGTGCATTATTTTGCGTGTCCTCGATAAGTTGCTTCAAGCCCGGACGTTCTAACTTTGCACCAGATTGCGCCGCGTCGACGTATTCTTTCACTACTGCATAATCTTTTGCGCTAGCAAACGACCGCAACTTTTCCAATTGCACCTTAATAGAATAACCGTGTTTTTCTTGTTCTGCCGTCGAAACCCTCACATATAAGCCTGTTCTCACGACTTCACCTTCTCTTTCAAATAGTAGGGCGTACGATCATCCGTTAAACCGATCAAATAATCAGAGCTAACCTCGAACAACCTTGCTAATATGCGCAACTCTTTTGCACGTGGCAAGTTTACGCCCGCTTCCCACTTCGCCACCGTTGAATGCGTGCCGCCAACAACCTCGGCAAGTTCCGCTTGCGTCATGTTCTTTTCAATACGCAGTCTTTTATACCTTCTACCTAAGTTTTGCATTTTCTATTCCTCCTATTTTAAAAATGATAGTATATTTTACACTATCGCTTTCCTTGTTACAAACTAACCTTATATTTTATTTGATTTAAAGTCAAACGGCAAGCCTTAATTTCTTAAGAAATCTTAATAATTTTAATTGTGAAAAGTTGAGTTTATCCCTTGACGATTGATTTTAAATCAATTAAACTATGGTTGCAAAGTTGATTGATATTAAATCAAAGGGAGGAAAAAGCCTATGGTTACAATCGGGAAAGAGATTAAAAGACGTAGAATAGAATTAGGATTTACTAAAGAAAGGATGGCAGCCGTTTTAGATTCATCTTTAACGAGTGTTGATCTATGGGAAAAAGGAACAATAGTCAAAAGTGATAGAGCGCAAGAAATTAGCTGGTTTTTACATTGCAAAGTGAGTGAAATCGCTTATGAACGCGCTTAATATCAAATGTTTCGATCGTTTCGGCAGTGAAATAGACGTGTCAAGTTATCAGCTTGATGAAGAAATCACAAGCGAAATTTTCCTTATATTAGACGAAAGGATGATAGGCCATGACGAAGAAAGAGAAAGACTTGTTCATCAAACTAATTAAAGAAAAGAAAAACGCTTTAGTAGAACAGTGACACGATTTATTAAGAGCGGGAGAATTAACGGCGAATCGTTCCGGCAAGATCGACGCCGAGCTAAAAGAATTAGCTGACACGTTACAACATCTAATTATCGGAGTGCGATAACATGGTGAATTTATTCTTATTGTTAGCAAGCGTCTTACTAATTTATGCAATCGAAACTAAGGAGGAAAAACGATGATTATTAAACACGACCTAAGCACAGAAGGAATTAAGAACTTTGAAAACGAACATTTACTATATACAATCGATGAAATGTTAAGAATGGACAACGAACGACGTTGGGCAGAATTGACTGTTATTACTCACTTTGGAAATTGGATGGAAGACGATAAGAAAGTAAATACAGCGCAAACGCTTATGTATCTAATTGAAATCGAGAAAGGGCGTTTAGACTGTCCGATGGGCAGAGACATGAGTTATATCGAACAATACTTACTTGTTAAATGGGCAAAAGAAGGCGTGCCAACTGTTAAAATAGCTAACCGCACGCGCCGGGACCCTAACACATTACGCCGTATTTTACGGCAACACAACATCGAGACAAAAGCGCGCACCGCGCCCAAACCTGTAGTTATCGTGACGCGCGACGGGCAACGCCTTGATGTGGACAACGCAAAACAAGCGTCGGAGACAGAATGGTGCGACATTACAGCAAACGCTTTGCGAGTTCGTTTGTGTAAGCATCGAGTGTATTCTAATAAGTTAGCAACTATCTATTACAAGGAGGATGAGGAAAAATGGAACTAATCACGCTAGCTGTCGTCATTGTATTAGGGTATGTCGTTGCTTTGACATTAGATTATCGAGTAGTAAAGAAAGAACAAGAAGAAATGGAACGTTGCAAAAAGGTTGACAAGTATTGTGATTATGACGATAATTGATGTGAAAACTTGATTTTAAATCAAAGAAAGGAAGATAAACATGCGAGAGGGCAAAACGGGTTATCATGACCACAAAGAATTTATTGACCTATCAAGTGGCAAGGAACGAACTGTTTATTACTTTTACAACGTGGCAGAAGGGTTCTACAGTGTACTAGATGTTTTATGGCAAGAAGAAACGTATCGTATCTTTGATACAAAACATAAACCAACTTATGGTTTGTGTGTGAACTTACAAAGTCGTTATGAATCTAATCGACAAGTACTAAAGGCAATACCTTACCGTTACCGCGATAATTTTTGCGCAATGCCGTTCGATTCTATCCGTCGCACGTTAGACGCGCTAGGGTTTGAACGCATTGAGGTTTGGGAAGACAATGCAAAGGCATGGACAGGAAAACCGTGGTCGAGAGAAATTGACCGCTACTAATAAAAATTAAGGGGGAAAACATCATGCATACACAACAACAATTAAATTTTATCTGGGATTGCTATCAACACATGACGGAGACTTTCAGACAACAAGTCACTTTTGTAGATTACGCGATCGGTAACTACGACGAATTTATTTGGTTTGGGGAGGAATCATGATGACACCTTTTGCAATGATAAACGGCGAATGTAAAGAAATAATGGTAGGCGTTACGGTTGACGGTCACATCGGCATAACAATCGATCCAGATCCGCTCGGCGCGACTTTTAGCTGGCAAACGATACGCTTAACGGAAGACGAAGCGAAAGCTGTACGCCGTGCGTTAATGACTGCAATTTCAGATAACAAACTTAGAAAGGATGAAGAATAATGCTTGCATTTTTAGAAATACTTCTCATCTTACTCGGCGGGGTCGCTTTGATTGGTGTGGGCATTTGGGGGTTAATCGAGGTAGAAAAAACGGATAGTTTAGTTTGGGCGTTGGCGCTTTTCTTGTTAGCTATGATCGATATCGGCATTGGGATCACTGCTATCGCCGCACTTTTCATCTTATAAGGAGGAATCGACATGATATTTCTATTACTTTTACTATGTGGAATCACGATGGTAGGTTGCGGGGTATGGTTGATGGCGTCGATAAAAGACGCGAAAACTTTGTTAGATTGTTATTTTGCAGTGTTGACAGGTTTCTTCGGTTTGGGGTTCGGAATGTTATTAATTATTGCTAGTTTGATGACGTTATAGGAGGTAGAAAGATGAGTGCTTTTATTGCGGTTGTTTTAGGGTTGTGTTTAGCAGAATTTTGGCATGGTGAATATGAAAACGCGAAATGCACCGCGTCGAGAGTTATTAGTCTGATTGGACAATACGGATGTTACATTTTAACCTTGCTTTATTTATACGTAACTCTAGTTTAAGGAGTGAGCGTTATGCGTCGAAAAGTTTACGCATGTTACAAGGATATCGAACAAGAATTTGAGATTGACAAAGAAATAGAAGAGACGTTACTTTGCCTGCTAAAATATTTCGGTGAAGTGATTATCGAAAGCGACGGTGCTATCTTATCTAACACAAAAGGTCATAACGTACTAGGGTTTGTCAAGCCTAAGAACCTGAATGAAAAGACACGAACACGTCACAAATTCAAAGGACAAAAAGTTGCGAAATGGCGTTACAAACAAGAAACGGAGGAATGAAAATGGATAAACCAATCGGCTTTGTAAAACTACCAGAACACGCAGAGGCGCTAGTCAGTATATGGGATGAAAACAAAGTTAATTTAAGTGTGTATAACATTGTGGACGCTGGAGCGGCGGTATTCATGGATGTAGCACAAGCAAAATTCTTAGTCTCATTGTTACAAGACGCAATCAAAGAAATCGAAGAAAAAGAACAAGAAGGCACGCCGTGGTATAAAACGAAAGGAGACAAATAACGATGATTACGAAAATTCTATTAGTGGTGGCAATCTTTATCATAACAAACCACGTCCAAAAGCGACGTTACCAGAAGAAACTAGACAACCTAACATTTTTAGGCATGGCAGTAAAAAGCAAAGGCGAAAACGCACAAATCACGGTAGCAACTAGCGAAGGTATGTACGAAATGGAAACGGACAAAGAAATGTTTATCAAAAAAGTGAAAGCGGGCTTGAAGGAGGAAGTGTGATGGAACGTGACATGTACGGCGACTTGATACTAGAAGATTACTATAGCGATTATGAGCAAAAAATTTGCCCCGACAACTTAGCGACACACATGAAAGAATGCTTAGCCGTTCGTAGCCCTTGCGACATTCTGGCGGACTTGATAGACATTTTTCCAGATGAAGATTACAAATACAACGACGAACTAGCGAAAGCATTAGAACACGCAAAGAACGCAATTAAAGCGGAGATAAGCACAGAACGCGATATTGCAGACTACTTGCAGTTGACTTATGAAAGGGTGGATACGGTATGACATTAGGCATGTTATTGACAGCTATAAATGAATGCGAATTTATCACAGTGTTCGATGCAAACGGAGACGTGATTGTAGAGGACCAACTTAACAATTTTATAACATACCTTGAAATGCAGCCTTATCGGTTTTCGCCAATTATCGATGTAGACACAGGCATTTCAAGCTCAAACGGATCACTACATGCAGTTATCGGCATCACGATCGACGATATAATCGAGGAGGAAAACTAATGAAATCACATTCTAATGAACTTAACGAACTATTCAAGGCGATGGCACAATTCCGGGCAAACTTTAGCCAACCAATAAAAGACAAGACAAATCCATTTTTCAAGAGCAAATATGTTCCGCTAGAAAACATCACAGAGGCAATCGACAAAGCAATCGAGGGAACAGGTTTAACCTACACACAATACGCAACAAGCGAGAATCAAGACGTTAGCGTATCAACGATGATTATGCACGAGAGTGGACAATATATTGAATTCGACCCGCTGACTTTGCCAGCTGTAAAGCTTGATCCACAAGCGCTTGGATCGGCAGTGACTTACGCACGCCGTTATGCACTAGCAAGTGTGTTTGGAGTTACGTCAGACGTCGACGATGATGCGAATAATTGTTCGGGAGACAAAGCCCCTAAGAAAGCAAGCAAAACGCATATCCAGACAGCACGCATGAAAATCAATCAACTAGCCGAGAAACAAGGGCTGTCAGCAGAAGAAGCAGAGCAAGCTATCCTGAAACATTTCAAAGTAAAAGGCAAACTAGACAACGTAACAGCTGAACAAATAACGCAAATTTTAAGCTATTTGAAGTCCGTAGAAAACAAATAAATAACACAACTTGATTTAAAATCAACTTGGGCGGTGGAACTTTCCGCCGTCCTTTTTAGGAGGTTAGGACGTGGCAAACTTACTTTATCTAGCAAAAGTCAAAAACATAGACGGTCGAGAAATGAAAGTAGAACTAGCGGAAGACTTAAACATCGAACGTTTGCAGACGGTTTATTATGGTTACGCTGGCGCACGCTATTGCGAGTTACGTTTTCTCGATCCGCGTTCTTTTTCTGTAGACCAACGCAAATACTACTACGCATTATTAGGCGATATAAGCGCGTTTACAGGGCATCTGATTGAAGAAATAGATGATAATACCAGATGGAAGTTTAAAGCTCTCACAGGGCGAAATATAAGCCTCTCGAACGGTTCTAGCAATACGAAAGATGATGTAGTCTTGTTAACGAACATCGCGCTCGATTTAGCTTTTGAGTTGAATGTTTCACTGTCTAACAAGATACCGATTCCAGATAAGAATTTAGAGTACTACTTTTACAAGTGTTTAACTCATAGAAAATGCTGTATTTGCGGCAAACATGCGGATATCGATCATTTCGACGAAACTGTAGGGATGGGCCGAAATCGAAAAGAAATAGACAAAACGAAATTCACTTATTGCGCGTTATGCCGATCACATCACACTTTGAAGCACACTATCGGCTTAACAGAGTTCAAAAAAAGATTTCACGTGTATGGTATTACGCTAAACGCAGAAACGATTAAACGATTGAATATTTAGGAGGTATAGGGATATGGCGGACAACAAGAAATACTATTACTTGAAATTGAAAGATAATTTCTTTGACGACGAAAAAATACAAATCATCGAAGCAATGCCGGACGGAGACACGTACGTAAATATCTTACTCAAGTTGTACTTGCGAAGCCTTAAACGTGACGGAAAATTAATGGCAACCGATCGCATTCCTTATAGCCCAGAAACGTTAGCGGCTGTCGTCAAAAAACCTGTCGGGGTAGTCCGTGCCGCTGTCGAAATATTCAGACAATTTGAGATAGTTGAGGTGTTAGATAACGGCGAAATGTATATGTTAGATATACAGAATTTTATCGGCACAAGTTCTACAGAAGGCGACCGCAAGCGAGAATACAGACGGAAAATTGCCGACGCGAAAGAGGTAAAAGATAACAAATTGCCTCCTGCCGAAAGTGGACATTTGTCCGACGAACGTCCACCAGAGATTAGAGATAAGAGATTAAATAATATATATAGTTCGGTCAAGCCTGAACGAGCGAAATTTAAATATAGCGAAAAGGATATGAAACTAGCTGAGAAACTCAAAGAGTTAGTGAGTAACCTTTATCCACAAACAGCAGAAAAAGCAAACTTAGAGAGTTGGGCAAACCAATTCAGACTACTACACGAAAGCGACGGATACAATTATAGAGAAATCGGCGAAGTTATGCTTTGGGCATTAAACGATGATTTTTGGCAAAAGAATATTCGTAGCGCTGATAAGTTTAGAAAACAGTTTGAACAACTGAAAGTAAAATCAGGTATAAACATTAAGCAACCTAAGCAGAATGATTCACAAGAAATCGACGGAGACTTTTCCGATATCGATCCAATGAACATGCAAGATATGTTTAAAAACAGATTCTAGGGAGGATGAACAATGTTATTACGAGGAACTATGCAAGATGTAGGGAATTTGCTTAATTACCCTAAGCAACTGAATTGGTGTGAAATGAAACCAGAATACTTTGAGACAGAGGAACTACAAGAAATAGTATCCGCGCTGATGAGTGTAGAAGATACCGATACCCTCTTACCTTTACTAGACAAACTAAACGAAGGTAAAGATATTTTCGAGACAACGACGATCGATAAACTAGAAATGTTAAAAGGTTGCGACGACAGCGACAAACCTTACGTTTACGAGCGCGTTCCGTATTTCAAGCAAGCTCACTACCAAGCACTACTAAATGACGCATGGCAAGAATACAACGCCAATAAAACTACAGCGGCACTAGCGAAAATAAAAGAGTATATGGGCGTCCTAGAAACGTGTTATATGCCAGAAAACGAAAGCACACTAGAAGAATTGCAAGATAGATACCTAGCACGTATCAACGAGAAAGAATCGAAAGCGATTCGTACTTACGATTGGTACGATACAGAAACGGGCGGTTTGAAACCGGGCGACTTAGTTGTTATTGGCGCGCGTCCAGCGTGTGGTAAAACGCTCGTAGGCGTCGATATGAGCTTACGAGTATTGAAACGGAATAAAGATGTGGCGGTAGATTTCTTCACGTTAGAAATGGAACAAGAACGCTTATTAGACCGTTTTGTGTCTAGTGAAACAGGAATCGATTCGAAATACTTTAATGATCCGTCAAACCTTACTAACGAGCAACGCCAAGAAATCGAACGAGTTTACAAGAGAATGGTTAACGAGTACAAGTTACGCGTGTTTGATTCACACGAGGGAACGCTTAACAGAATGATCCGACACATTAGAGAACGTGCTGAGTATGGTAAATACGTTGCTGTCATTGATTACATCGGATTAGTAGAAGTCGAGGGCGTAGGGAACTTCGAGAGCGCAACCCGCTTGAAAATCCAAAAGGCGACGCGTGAACTTAAATTGTTGGCTAACGAGTTAGGAATCGCCGTCGTAGTCTTAGCCCAATTGAACCGTGCGAATGCGCAACGCCAAGACAAAACGCCACTACTAACCGACTTAAAAGATTCTGGTAGCTTAGAACAAGATGCGACGCAAGTTTTGCTATTACATCGCGCCGAGATCAATCATCCACGTCCGGACGTCGACCCGCTTCGTGATAGTCCTAAATTGCTTATGATGTTAGAAAAGAATCGTGTAGGGCGTACAAAGAAACAAGAAATGTTTATGAACTACGCTTGTATGCAAGCAATCGAATGGGATACACGAGCAATCGGGAAAACTTTTGATGAATTATAAGCAAAGGACTTGATTTTATATCAAGTCTTTTTTATAATATAAGCGAAGATGAGGAAAGGGGAGAACGGCATGAGAATCGAATACTTAGACGAACACGGAAGTCGACGAGTAGCAGAGGACAAGGATGGACTAGAAATCATGCTAGTACAAAATGATAAGATCATCGTACGTTACGCAAAGCCTAGCCGTAAGTTACGCGCAAGAGTAGTGGATGGAAAGGTCGTGATGGAAGAAACAGAAAGTAGCGGAGTTATCGAAATACCTGTTCTAAAAATTCTTCAAAAAAATAAACAAATCACTTGATTTAAAATCAACAATCCTTTATAATAAAGGCATAATAAAGAAAGGGGAGAGTAACATGTTAACGAACCTTAGTGTAGAACAGATGGGCTTGTTGAGTTGGGCAGAAAAACAGACGGAAGAAGCAAAACGTTTGGCAGAGCAAGGAGGAAAATAATGAACGAACTACGTGCCTCTATTGAACACGACTTACAATCGAAAGGACTAGCGAACGAGATAACCGGACTTTATCATTCCGTTATCGGCGCTTGCGGCGTGGTATTCATGACAACAAACTCGGATATTTTGGTAGCTGTGTCATCGGCTAGATGCGTAGCAGAAACGAACGTGGTGGATAAATACGTCACACAGTTGGAAGATATGACGGATGTATTTGTGAACTACATTCAGGAGGGGTGATGAAAAAATGGACTTTGCTTCACGATATAGCGACGTCATTCTAAAAAAGATCATGGCGAAGATTCAAAAGGATAAAAAAGCAAAGGTGCGGGCCGAATTAGTTAAAATAGAAATGGCGGAAACAGGTACAGGCGTCAGAACGTCAAGACATTGGAAAGCCGCCGCGGATATCGAGTTTTATTATAAAGAGATTCAAAAAGGTTTCGAAGAAATGTGCGAGTTAGATAGGCAGACAGGTTGGAGCAAGAAACTTCATCAAGATCGTTTTAAATTCGTGGAAAAATACAAAGAGATATTAGACGAATACATGGAAGATAGTGGAGCGACGAAAGGAGCAAAGCAATGAAAATAGAGTTAACCGAACTAGAATTGCTGTATATCCTTGCGATGTTAGACGTTAACGGAATTGAGGAAGAAAAAGCGTATGCTAAATTTATACGCAGTTTAGAAGCGGGCTTAATAGATAGGTTGCCACGTTTACCAGAAAGAAGCGAGTTAATAAAAAAATTAGCCGAATTAGACACATTTGCGGTGTATGTGAAGTTCTTGGAAGCAGCGGAAGAGTTGAATTTAGTCACAATTGAATAGCGAGGCGAGGGCTATGTTAAAAGGCACAATGTCTGGAAATGAGTACTCGGCAATACTGAAAGAAAACGGTTTGGTACGCAGCCCAACCGTTCGTATTTTAGAAGAACAGATAGCGATACTAAACAGGCACGCAGAAGAAGCTATGAAGCGCGGAGATATCAAAGACGCTAGTGAGCTACAGCAACTAGCTGAAACGACAAAGTGGGAAGCGATAGAACTTGCAGAGGTGGAAAAAGCGCAGGGCTATTCGTTTATAACAGACTGACACCTCACAGAATCGATTTTAAGGGGTCTAGTGTGCGATTTAAGACGTTTTAAACTATTTCAGGTGTAATTATCCATGAAAGGGGTAAAAAAGAATGGACGAGATTTTAGATGGCAATTATAAAATGAATGAGTTTCCGATCGGTAGCGTGATAGAACCATACAACCCTTACAACCCTCGCAGACCGAATAAAATAGTCGTGGATTTCGAGACGACAGCGGACGGCGTAGGGATATACACAGTGGAGTTCGCTGACGATTCGGAAGGGATAAGGTTAGAGTTTACAAAAGGATATATTGAAAGCGAGTACCACTTGAAAGAAGGCGAAGAGAATGAAAATTGACAAAGGGGATGAAGTTATTTGCAATTGCGAGACGTGGGGCATTGTCGAAGAAATCGGCGTAGTGGCGAACGCTTTAGAGGGCGCTAAGAACAAATACGTAGTAGACCTTGACGATGGTTATAGCTATTTGCTGCGAGAAAACGAGGTTAGAAAACTGTAGCAACTTGATTTAAAATCAACAAACCGTTATTTTTAAGGAGGAATTCAATTGTTAAACACTGTTATTTTACAAGGTCGATTGACGAAAGATGTAGAGCTGAAACAAACAAGCACAGGTAAAGAGTTTGCTATCGTTTCGATTGCAATACAACGTAGTTACAAAAATCACGAAGGCAATTATGATACAGATTTCTTCGATGTACTGTTTTCAGGCAAACAAGCGGAAAGCGTAGCGAAGTTTTTCCATAAGGGCGAAGCAATTCTTATTGAGGGTTCTATACAACAAAAACGATTTACGGACAAAAACGGCAATAACCGAACTACTTATAACATCGTAGCGAACAAATTCCATTTCAACGCAGGCGCACAACACCAAGAACCACGACAAGCACCGCAACAAACGAATCTAGGAGTTACACCACAAGACGGCTATCCGTTCGGCGGAACTGATGTAGATATTAGCGACGACGCATTGCCATTTTAAGGAGGTTGAATGAATGATCGTGAGTGAGTTTTTACAGGCGTTTCCGTTTGAAACAGACGTCGTGTTAGTAGATGTAAAACAAAACAAATTGTATTTCGTGGATACAGAACGTTATTACGATAAACGAGTATCGAAATGGGATGGAGAAGTAAGGTGTACACGTATAGTAGATGGAAAAATAGCTGTTTTCTATAAAAGCGGCACAGGACTGTAAAAGGAGGAATCAGCGTGGACTTATATGCAATCGAAATCAGAAAGTACAACAAGAAAACAAAACGTTATGTGTCGTATTTAGGCAACGATATGCGCGAGGCAATTGATAAGCTCCGCGCTGAGTTCCCTAAACGTGTATGGATCATCGAAGACGTGAAACTAGTAGTTGACTACAACGGAAGGAGGTAGACGAATGAAACAACTACTAATTGAAGGCGAGCTAACCACCTTGAATGCTTACGTGTCGGCGGAAAGGCGCAATCGCTATATCGCGGCTAAGATTAAAAAGGATGAAACGGGATATTGCCAAGATGTAGCAGAAAAAAGCGATTTAAAATTACAAGAAACCGACTTTCCATGCGCACTAATAATAACATGGTACGTCAAAAATAAACGCAAGGACGCGGACAATATCGCGTTTGCGAAGAAGTTTATCTTAGACGGATTGGTAGAAGCTGGCGTGCTACCAAATGACAATCGAAAGTATGTGCAGGGCTTCACGGATATCGTGAAAGAAGATAAAGAGCGTCAGCGTATCGAAATTACTTTTGTGCCAATCGAGGTGCTGGAAGGATGGATGAAAAACGTTTGTTAGAAGTGCTGGAAGGTATGCATGAAGGTTCGTTGCACAAGGTAAACAGGACGGAAGATGATTGGTTAAACGGCTTTCACGCAGGCAGAATGCACGTATGTGAAATTATTATCGAATTAATCAAGGAGGAGAAAGAATGATAACGGTTGGCGCGTTTTTGAGTTACGCAGTGCCGAGTATGCTAGTTATGCGACACAACACACAAACGAAAGAATTTGAAGGGTTATACAGCGTTGATGATTTTGTCAATGCTTATTGTGAAAGAAAAATAGATTGGTTTGACATCACAAACTTTGGTTACTTAGTAATCGCATTGGAGGAAGAGAAATGAAACAACTAGAAATCATTGAAGAAAACGAAACAATAAGAATCAAAACCATTACAGAGGGACTGACGAAAGAAGACGCCTTGCTTATGTTGTTAAATGCGTATATAAATGTTTGCGATGCATACGACGTAGACGCGATCGAATTACTCGTAAGCAATATGTAACCAACGAAGGAGGAAGAATGATGAAAAAGGAGATTGTTATCACTTACGACGGATCGCATTCAAATATGCACATAGAGGACGCAAACGCGGGCGAAATGCTTATCATGTTAACAGAAGCGCTGACAGCAATTTGTGACGAATTGGGCGTACCGTATGAGCAAGCAATCGAAATAGCTCGTAGAATGGAAGAAGAAGGCGAATTATGGGAAGGGGTAGAACGATGAAAGAAATCAAAATTACATTCGATAGCGAAGATATAAACGTGCAAACAGGAGAAATGAGCGGGCGTGAATTTTTAACTGCGCTAGGCACGGCGTTTATTGAGGGTTGCAAAGAATTTAACATCGAACCATTAAGCACAATTGGAACGCTTATGGACGCAAAAGACGCTGCAGAAGACGCTGTAGAAGACGATGAGGACGACGAAAGTCTTTGGTATGACGATTATGACGATTACGACGATCCCGAATATTGTGACGGTTGCGGAGAAGATTTTGCGGATTGCGAGTGTGGTTGTACGGATTGGAGCGATTGTGATTAGGTGGTGCTGATATGGTGCAAGGAAAGTTTAAAAAAGGCGACGTAATACTAAATAGACGTTGGGGCGTAATATGGGAGGTTGTGAAAGTCCATCCCTTCCACCACATCATGAAGAACCTAGAAAACGACATTATAGCGACGTTTCCTATTTTGCCTGTGGATGGTGCTAGCAGAAAGTTAACAGAAAGGGAGAAAGAGAAATGGGCACAATTATCTTAGCAATCTTACTATGTGGCGGTATTGTTTTGTTAGGCGCAGGGTTTGCATGGTTAGCTTTAGAGTTAGTGGACTTTGTTATCAATCATTTTGACAAGTAACTTGATTTAAAATCAAAGGAGGCGGCGCTATGATTGAACTATATCACGTATACGACTATTACGGAGCGTATGTTGATTTTTACCACGATTACGAGACAGCACTAAGTATGGCGAATTGTTGCGGTGGTTACGTAGTAAGTAGCTTCGAAGTTGATTACGATGATCCCGACGGTGATTGGGATGATTGGGAAGACAGAAAAGCGCGTAAGAAAATTCGCAAGAAAAGGAAACAAGGCTACATTGTTTAACGCTGTGTTTGGTGGGAAGTTGATTTAAAATCAAGGACGATGTATAATAAGAATGTAGCTAAGAGCTACGGCATAGTTCTTTTCCTCCTTCCTATCCCTTTCCGAAAAGCGGCGTTATCGATTTCGATAGCGTCGTTTTTTAGTATGAAAAAGGAGTGATCGCGTATGAAGGAATTTAACAACGAAATGAATAATTTTATCATGAATCACAGGCAAATCAGTCGCAGTTGGTATAAGTTAGCGGATGAGTTTAACCGATCGTTCGGCACTCATTACTCATGGGAAAAGATACGTTCGCACTATAGACGGAACTTAGAAAAGGAGGCCCAAGAAATGCGAGCAGAAGAAAGCGTGTCATTAAAAGAAAATGGAGAACAAATCAGTCAAATTAAAATAGCGATGACGCGCGAACAGAGTAAAGATCCGGACTATTTATTAGAAGCGCACGGCTACGATCCTAAACAATGGAAAGTCAAAAGTGCGGTGTCTAATATTTGGGACGGACAAACAGTGGACGGACCGCAAGTCATGTATCAATCCAAAATTACAGTTGCGCCTCGCAAACCGAACGAAATCAACATGAACGAACTCATCGAAGCGATCACAGCCAAAACAAGACCGGTTGCAATTGATTGCTATGAAGACAAAAACGCGATTGCAAATACCGGTTTAATCATCAATCTTTCTGATTTACATTTCGGCATCTTAGAGTACGACGAAGAATTGTATGGCATGCAAACGAAAATAATGGACGCAATCATCACGGAAGAGCCTGCTGACGTTCACATTAATTTATTAGGCGATATTTTTCATAGCGATTCGATGGTATTGGGAACAACGACGAAGGGAACGCGCGTCGATGATATCGACATGGTGAAAGCAATCGAAGACGCAAAAGAGTTTTTAGAACCGATCATCGATATGGCATACCACCGTGCCGAACATGTCAGAATAAACATGGTTGTCGGCAATCATGACTTATCCATTAGTTACGTATTCGGTCAATATCTAAAAGCGCGTTTTCAAGATACATCGATCAAATTTAACGTGAACTTGCAGCACCGCTTTGCGTGCAGAGTGAACGACAATATAATGATGTGTCTAGCGCACGGAGATCTCGGACGCCGAAATTTGCCGATGATTTTTGCAACGGAATATCCGGAAATATGGGGCGCGGCAAAAGAACGTATTTGCTTTACAGGGCATTTACACCACCAAAAGAAAGAGGTTACCTCTCCTGTAGACGACAAAGACGGCATGACAATTTATCAGCAACCGACAATTAAACCGAACGACTATTACGAAATCAAGAACGGATATGTTACGTCTAAGAAAATGATACAGCTGTATTCATATGATGAAAAACATATAACGAAAATTCATCATCTATACATGTAGAAATCGCATGAAATCAACGCTAACTTGATTTAAAATCAATAAAATGTTATAATTATATATGAAGAAACAACGCGTTAGAACGTTGGGTAACAAGGGGTAAAAACCGAGTTATTTACACATGGGGCATTAATGGGCGTAAATCGCGAGCGTCGTTAGTCCGCGCAAGCTGACGATCGGTAGCGTGACACGCAAAACTGAGATACTTGTTAAGCCACCTTTGAGTATCAAGCCCGCTCCGGCGGCAAGGAGAAGACGTTCTCCTTTTTGGAGGGTACAGACGACGCGCGTTAGACGGTGCAATTCCGTCTACTCCATTTATCGAGCAGTGTACTATGGTATAATCTCGGAGGCGTATTGCTACGGCTTGCGCTTGACGGCATGGATGTTTCAGTGCCGTTTACATATATTAACATTTCGACATAGTCGGGCACATACATTATTGTAATGAGAACGGAGAGGGAAAAATGGAAACATTAAGACATTTATTGCAGGGGATTGACGGCGATGTACACGTAACAATCGAATTATCCCCTTACTTAATCGGATACTCAAAAGCAAAAGATGTAGAAAAGAGATATCCAGAATATCTGGATACAATCGTTAACGGCGTAATGACGGATGAAGACGGAGAACTCATCATTTCTCTTGTAACGAAGAGGCGAGAATAGAGGTGGTTAAAATGGCACAAGAAAACAGAGCGAATCAATTCATGGATAAACAAGAGCGCGAGCGTTTGATGCGAGAGTGCGCGATCTTGCTAATTATCAAACGTAAGAAAAAAGTCGAGGTTGCGGACGAGTTGGGATTGACAATTCAAACGATCACGAAATGGACGTTGCATGACGATACTTATCAGCGCATCGCGAACGAGATAGCGCACCGTTATTTCACGGACTTGATAGGAGATTCAATCGATACCGTTAAAAAACTATTGAATGCGCGTTCCGAGAAAGTACGGTTAGATGCAGCGAACAGTATCTTAGACAGAGCCGGCTTGAAACCTATTGAGAAAGTGGACGCTACTCACGATGTAAACTTCGAAATTGTGATTGGAGAATACGCAGACGAGGGGGAAGAGTGATGGACGAAGTAAGATGTGACGAATGTGGCGCGGTTATCGATTGTGAATGCATGACGTGTCACGAATGTTATCCAGAAGCGACATGTGAAACGTGCGGACTTTGTCACATGGACCAATGGGAATCTATGCATTGTTGGTCTATGAAAAATGATCCGAACTACGACCCGTGGGATATTTAGAAAAAAGGAGGAAAAAGAAATGAAATTAGAACTGTCAAAAGAACTTATAAACAAAACGATTTTAGAAGGAGCTGTCAAAGCGATTTTAGACGCGATCGAAAAAGATGAAGCGAGGATAAAAACGATTGACCTAGACCACGAAGAACTGAACAATCGTGAAATGAAATTAAACTTACAAATAGTTCTACAAAAATAAAGGAATGGAGGAAAGGTCATGATGGATTTATATGACTTGTTCGTATCAGTTCGACCTAATCAAATAATAAACATCGTGACAGACACAGGAAAGATAAGAGGTTACGCATTACATCTAATCGGCATGACTGCCAACATTATGAGTAGAGAAGTGCTGGAATTACAACCGAAAGGCGATGAACTTTATATTTGGCTAGGAGGGTATGCGTCATGAACTTAATTGACACGTACATCACAAATACGCGGTTAGTCGATATCTTACAATTGATCCCGATGGGCGAAAAAGTGAGAGTGCGCGGTATAGACACTATTGCATGCCCTACCGTAGTAACAGGCACGCCGAAGGAGATAGCCTCCAAAAAAAGAAGAATGGCTACGTTGTGAGGTCTTGGGCGTTACACGCAAGTTTTCCGAAACGGGACTAATGCAAATCGACGTTATGAAAGACTAAGGAGGGCGAGGGTATGACGCTAAAAGAACAGTTAGGCGTGTTGCCGTTAGATCAAAAAATAGTTATACGCTATGTGGGCGCTAACATTTTCGTGGGTAAAGCAAAAAATATAACACTTAGTTATGAAGCTGTAAAAAGTACAAAGGTGTTGTTTGCTAAGTCGGCAGGGCGACATATTTTGATAGAAGTTACGCTATAAAGGAGTTACGTAGATATGAAAATAAACATCAAACATCCGGAACGCGTGTTTAACAAACATATCTACGATATCTTATACAACTATGATAGCCCTACAGAACTACACTATGGTGGGGGTTCTTCTGGCAAATCTCACGGAGTGGTACAAAAAGTAGTACTTAAAGCATTACAACCGTGGGATGTGCCTCGCCGTGTATTATGGATGCGTAAAGTAGGGCGTACGATAAAAGATTCTATCTTCGAAGATGTAATTCGTTGTCTATCAAGTTTCAAAATTTTACCTTATTGCAAAGTAAATATGAGTGACTACCGCATTACGTTACCTAACGGTGCGGTGTTCCTGTTTAAAGGCGCGGATGATATTGAGAAAGTAAAATCTATCAAAGCTGTATCAGATATCGTAATGGAAGAAGCGACGGAGTTCAATCAAGAGGACTATATGCAGTTAACGATTCGTTTGCGTGAACCGATTTACAAGAAACGTCAATTGTTTATGATGTTCAATCCGGTTAGTAAAGCGAATTGGGTATACAAGTTTTTCTTTGAACAAAAACAAGAAGATGTTGTGATTTATCACACTACATACAAGGATAACAAATTCTTAGATGAGGCAACCAAAAAGAACCTAGAACTGCTGATAGATCGCGATCCGGTGTATTATAAGATATATGCATTAGGAGAGTTCGCGACGCTAGACAAACTTGTTTTTCCTAAGAAAACCATTAAGCGATTGAACTACGACGAAATGAAAAACTATCCGAATTATTTCGGACTTGACTTCGGTTATACGAACGACCCTACAGCGTTTGTGAGGTTAGCAGTAGATAAACCGAACAAAAAGTTGTACGTCGTAGAAGAATGGGTGCGCAAAGGTCAAGAAAACGACAAAATAGCCCAAGCGATCACTGATATGGGATATAGAAAAGAAAAGATAATGGCGGACGCAGCAGAACCTAAATCCATCGCAGAGATACGACGGTTAGGCATTGACAGAATACAAGCTGTTAAAAAGAAACCGGACAGCATCTTGCAAGGGATCGATTTCATCAAACAGTTTGACATTATTATTGATGATCGTTGCCCGAAAGTTATTGAAGAATTTGAAAACTACACATGGCAAAAAGACAAGAAAACAGGCGAATATATAAACAAACCGATAGATACATTTAACCACGGTATAGATGCGATGCGTTACGCATTAGAACCGATTAACGGCGGCGGACCTGGTCATGTTAAAACATTTAAACTGTAAGGAGTGGGCAATGTGAGATATTACAATCCTATTGACGGCGAAAAGAAGCCGAAACCTTTCCGAATTCATCCAGACACAGAGATAACGCAAGACTTAGTAAATAAATTTATCCAAAAACACCAAATAAACAAAAGACGCTATAACTACTTAATGGACATGTACGAAAACAATACAGATGTATTCAACTTACCAGATAAAGAGATATACAAGCCGGACAATCGTTTGTCTATCGGGTATGCGAGATACATCACAGATACGTTTACAGGTTATTTCAACGGTATTCCAATACATAAGCAACACGAAGAAGAAACGGTAAATGAGCTTATCCAATTATTTGATGATGATAACGACATAGAAGACGAAGAAAGCGAATTAGCAAGATTAGCGTGTATCTATGGACATTCGTTTGAAATCATGTACCAAGACGAAGACAGTAAAACATGTGTATGCTACGTAGACCCGACGGAGTGTTTCATCGTATATGACACAACGAAAGAAATGAAACCAGTTTTTGCTGTGCATTATGTACAAGACGAGGAAATGAAAGTATTCGGAACAGTCTACACAGAAACAGAAGAAATCGACATCGAAGGGAACGCAGGCGGTGTAGTATTTAAAGACAGCACACCGAACATCTTTGACGGCATTCCGGTAATTGAGTTTATCTTAAACGATAGCAGGACAGGAATATTCGAGGGCGTTGTTAGTCTCATTAACGTAATGAACAAAGCGACGTCAGAAAAAGCAAACGATGTAGATTATTTCGCAGACGCTTACCTAGCAATCACAGGAATGCAACTAGATGAAGAAGACGTGAAAAACATCCGAGATAATCGTGTAATTAATGCATACGGCCCGGACGGAACGAAAGTAGATATCAAGTTTTTAGATAAACCAGATAGCGACGCCACACAAGAACACTTATTAGACAGATTGCATAAGATGATATTCCAGATTTCAATGGTAGCAGATATCAGCGACGAAAACTTTGGTGCAACATCAGGAGTAGCATTGGAACATAAGTATCAAGCGATGAACAACTTAGCTCATGCATTCGATAGAAAGTTTCAATCGGCCTTACGGCAAAGATACAAATTATTGTTCAGTCTAACGGTCAATATGCCTCAACATTCAGCAGATTCTTACCAACAAATCGAATACACGTTTAAACGGAACATGCCAGTTGATTATCTAGCGCAAGCACAAGCGGCAACAACAACGGCAAATCTGACAAGTACGGAAACGGCGCTTAAAATTTTGGACATCGTTCAGGACGTACCGGCAGAGTTGAAACGTATCGAGGAAGAACGTGCGGAAAACATGAAATTGATTGAGGAAAACGGAGGGTTTTACAATGATAGCGAAGCTAAAGACGAAGATTATGCTAGCAATAACCAACCCGAAGATACAGATGATCCTGAAAGCGATGAATAGCCTATAACCGTTATTTATATTTTGTATTTCGCCCGTGAGAGAAAATCATTTAAGGTTGCCATATCAACAACCCTGAATTTGATTTAAAATCAATCGGGCGTTATTTTTAGGAGGTGGCAGAATGGACTACTTCATAGAACGAGAGAAACAGCACATCGAGGAAATGCTGACTAAAGATAGAGTAACTAAGCGAGAGATACAACGAATCGTCGCACAAGCACAAGCGGAGATAACTCAACAGATTAACGACCTGAGAAAGAGCCTAGCAGGCAGAGAAAACATTTCTGTAGACGAGCTACTCAAACAAGCTGACAAGATGGACGTAGAACTATTTAGTGAGAAAGCGAAAGTCTATGTGCAAACGAAAGACTTTAGTCCACAAGCGAATAGAGAACTACGGCTATACAACTACAAGATGAAAGTCAGTCGATTAGAACTCATCAAAGCACAATTAAACCTCGAACTAACCGCGATGATGAATGATATCGATAAATTAGCAGCTAGCGATCTATATAACGACGCTATGAGCGAGTTTAGGAGACAAGCGGGCATTCTTGGGGAGACAACGCCAAAACGCCTTAAAACGCAAATCACAGCTATAATTAATGGTAGTTACTTAGATGAAGAAGGCAAAGACGGATTCGTGAAATTTTCATCCAAGCTATGGGGCTTTAAGCGAGTGCTGCAAAGTGAGTTAGAAAGATTAGTGACGAGAGCAACACTTGCCGGGCAACATCCACGCGTAACAGCGCGAGAGATCAAAAGGGTGTTTAACGTAACAACAAGCCAAGCGGTACGCTTAGCGAGGACAGAAAGCACGCGAATACAAACAGAAGTACAGCATCGCATGTTTGAGAAAGCCGGGGCGAAACGATACATGATTATCGGAGAACCGGACGCATGCGGTAAATGTACGCCTTATCTAGGTAAAGTGTTTAGGATAGACGAGTGGATATACACACCGCCGTTTCATCCGCACTGCAGATGTTCGGTAGTAGCGTTACCTGACGACTATTACCCGTCCTAGCATTGAAGACGTAAAAAGCTATGGTACATAAAAGTGTAAGCATTGATCCACTATAAAAGCTATGGAAAAGGAGCGAATTAATATGTTTTACCAAGACAAGTTATTGAAGATGAATTTGCAGATGTTTAGTGATCCCGATCCAGAACCAACGCCAGGACCAAAAGACAAATCATCCGATTCAACCCCACCAAAACCCGAACTGAAATACACGGATGAGGACGTCGACAAAATCATCGCTAAACGATTAGACCGTTGGCAAAAGGATCAAGAAGCTAAACAGAAAGAAGCTGAACGATTAGCGGCAATGAGTGCCGAAGAACGCGCGAACGAAGAAATCAAAAAACTCAAAGCACAAATCAAAACGTATGAACAAGCAGAAACACGTCACGCAATGGCAGCACAAGTTGAGAAGGAACTGAAAGAGGCTAATCTGACAGCGAGCGCAGACATGGTAAACATGTTAGTTCGCGAGACGGCAGAGGAAACAAACGCGGCAATCAAGGCATATGTGGCAAACATGGAAGCTATGCAGAAACAATGGGATGTAGAACGTAGCAAAGGTAAGCCAAAACCATCGGCACAACCTACATCGCTACCAGATGCGGACACAATGCCAACGAAAGACCAAATCTTACGCATGACTTATCGCGAACACGTGGCATTTAAACAAGCGCATCCAGAAGAATACAAACGAATCATGGGTAAATAATCACGAAAAGGAGAATACATAATGAACGCAGAATTAATTAAAATGAACTTACAGATGTTCTCACGTACACACGCAAACACAACTAACTTTAAAGACGGCGACGTATACGATCCAGAAGTACTAGCTTCAATCGCGCAAGCCAAATTTGACGGAGCTTTAATCTTTACACCACTTGCAGACGTAGACACTACTCTAGTAGGCGTACCGGGCTCAACTATCACTATTCCAGCGTGGACAGCAATGCAAGACACTGTACCAACCATCGGCGAGTTGGAACAAATTCCTGTAGACCACATCCAACACACTCACAAAACAGTGACAATCCACAAAATCGCAAAAGGGTTCGACGTTTCTGACGAAGCGCAAGAGCTAGGATACGGCGACGCATTGCAAGAAGGCATTCGCCAATTATCTACGTTGTTCCCTCGTCAGTTAAACCGTGACTGTTTAGCAGCATTGCAAAGCACTACTTTCACTATGAGCGAGGCAGTAACGCTAAACTACGAAGGCATTTGCTCGATGGCAGACAAATTCGTTAGCGAAGACGAACATCACTTGGTATTGTTCCTTAACCCAGCTGATGCTACTGTATTACGTCGTGAAATGGTTAAGAAATTTGGTCAAGTAGACAAAGCTGTAGACTACTTAATCAGCGGAACTATGATGATGGTAGACGGCGTGGAAGTTGTTAAATCTATGTTCGTTGAAAAAGGTAAAGCTGTAATGGTAATGGTAGGTAACTACACAGACAGCAAGAACGATGATCCTGTTCTTAAAATCGTCAACAAAACTCCTATCAAAGTTGAGTTTGACCGTGACAAAGGAACGCAAAAAGATATCGTCTACTACTCTACAATGTACGGCGTAGCTCTTTACAATGAAGCGCGTGCGTTGAAAGCTGACGTGAAAGCACCGGTTGCACCCTAAGGCTCCCCAAAAAGTAACTGTCGCTACTAGCCAAGCTGGCGAAACAGGACATTATACAATTGGGGGAACTTATACAGAGGGTGACAACGTGACTGACGTTGTTTTAAAACGTGTAGACGGTAGAGCAGTAAGTGTTACCAAGACGGTGGAACACGGAACGTTTTCAATTGATTGGAACATTTCTAGTTTGACACCGAGCGAATACAAGTTACAAGTCATCGCTAAGAATGCGGTAGGAGACAGTGAACCTACAGATGTAACTGTTACCCTAACGCAACAGATGATTAACGGAGCTGTATCGCCAGAACTAGGCGAACCATCAGGACCAGGCGCATCAGAAACAGAATCAGGCAAACAAGGTTAACACACGAGCATTCTAAGGCGTTTAAATTCGTTTAGATGGGTAATCTATCATGAAAATGCCTTAGAATCGCTTATAAGGAGCGAGAAAAATGGATATTAGCAAAATGAAATTGTTATTAACCGGCTCGCTTGATGAAAAACTACAGATTGTTAGTGAACTGACAGAACAACGGTTAGCGCGTTTGTTAGGGATTGACCTAGACGTGTCGAACATTCCTAATTCATTCCAAGACGTACTTTTCGATGTGTCGTTAAAACGACTGCACAGAATCGGACAAGAGGGAGTGCAAAGTTATTCGCAAGAAGGTTTGTCGATGGCATTCCCTGATTCCGATTTTGATGAGTACATAGACGAGATAAACGCGTATAAAAAGGAGCATGACGGATCGGGCTTTATGCGTGTGAAGTTCATATGAGAACGCGAGAGGTAACATTTATCAAGCGCACGATGAAATATGATCCATCACAAGGAAAGCAAGCTCCTACCGATGTAACACTAAAGACAATGCATGTAAACGTAACGGACGTAGGTATCGAACGTAGTGCGACGGTATACGGCAATGTGAAGCAAGGGCAGAAAGAAATGCATTTCATGCCCTACGACTTTCCGCCAGAAGATTATACACACGTGCTGTTCGATGGCAAGACATGGCAAGAGATAACGAGGCGCGGCGAGGTACGTGTCACGGTTATCTTACAGGAGGTGTAGCGATGAGCGGTTACAAGTGCACCTTAGAGGGTAACAGTGAGCTAGTAAAAGCTTTACAGCACGGACAGAAGCTCATAGAAGCCGAGAAAGTCGTCGCTAAACACACTATCTTGCTAGCGAAGAAAATGAAAGAAGAGTGTCCTGTAGACACAGGCTTTCTGAGAAACTCCATCATTTTCGATGTAGCCCAACCGCTACAAGGCGAGGTTACACCAACGGCAGACTACGCCGCGTATGTAAACTACGGTACGCGTTACATGAGTGCAAACGAGTTTGTCGGACGCGCATTCAACTATCAGAAAGTGCAATTCCTAGCAGATTTAAGGAGGTTAGTCGCATGATTCCAGACCAAGAACTATACGATAAGTTGTTCGAGCTATCGCAAGGGTTAGGGTATAAAACATTTGACTACCTACCTGCTGAGGAAGAAGGTTATCCGTTCGTATACATCGGACAGACACAAGAACTCCCACAAGGCAATAAGTTTGCCTATACAGGAGAAATGAACGTTACGTTGCACGTATACGGCGAAATAACGAATAGGAAGCTCGTTTCTGATATGAAAGGCAATCTATTGAAAGAAATCAAGCGACTGAAAGAAACATCTACTTTCAAATGGTATTACGTAGACAGCGCAAGTCAGCCGTCGATGATACCAGAGCAAAACACCAACCAGATGCCACAACATCGTCCGTTATGGCATGCGATCATTCCAATCACACTAAAATTCATAGATAAAGGAGCGCTATAACATGGCAGAGGCAACACAAGGTAAACAGGTTATTTTGTTAGTACGTCGGTTAGACGAAGCGAAAACGAAAGCGGCAGCAAAACCTTTATTCCAAATCGAACACAGTATCAGTTATGAACGTTCGCTAGACGCAACTCAAACAAAAGACGGAGCGGTAAACAGTGATGGTGGGTTAGAGGTTACATTATCACTAACTGGTCTAGCTTCTAAAGACGACACCAATGAGTATATGAAACAAGCTGTGAAAGACGGCCAAAAAATGGAGTTTTGGTCTATTGACCTAAGTCAACCGGGAACAGATGGCAACGAAGGCAAATACAAAGCCGAATATATGCAAGGTAAAGTCGCTTCATGGGAAGTACCTTACAGCGTGGAAGACTTAGTGGAAATCAGTACAGAAGCAAACATCGACGGCGTTCCGCAAGAAGGATACGCAACAGTTGATCAATCTGTAATCAAAAAAGCACAATATGCATTTGCTGATACTACAGTAGCGAGCTAATCTATGGGCGGTACATCCGCCCTTTCAATTAAAAAACAAGAAGGAGTAATCTCGTATGTTAAACTATGAAATCGATAATAAAGTATTAGAAGTGGTATTTACATTGGATGCGATCAACGCATTGGATCAAATCTACGCTGTGGAAATGCACGGCATTAAGTTCGGGTTCGGTGTACAACACGTACTATCCGACCTAGAACAAGGTAGCCCTATCGCGGTAGCGAACGTATTACAAGCTGTTCAAGTAGGCAAACCTACAAAAGTAGGCAAACTATCTATCGAACGTTTCATGATTGAAAACGACAACGTAGAACAGCTATGCGCTGAATTGCTAGAAGAAATAAAAAAGCAACCGTTGACGAAGACTATCGCGAAGAAAATGGAAGATCAAACAGCGGAAGCGGCCCAAACAATCGAATAAAAAAAGTTGAGACATACGAAGACATACTCTTATCCGCGTTTCGTCTCTTAGGTTGCACAAGTGCTGCGGAGGTTGGTGCAATGACATTGCGAGAGTACCGCCTTCGTATGCTTGCTTTTAAGCTCAAACAGGTAGATGAACGCAAGAAAATGCATGAACAAGCCTACTTAAATCAAGTTGTACAATCAACAGATAAAAGAGGTAAACCGAAATTCAAGACGTTTGATGAGTTCTTCGACTACGAAAAAGAAATTGATAACGTATTGGATGGTACAAGATACGAACGCGATCATATCGATCCTAGCGTAAGAGAACGTATATTGAAACGGATAGGACGGTTAAAAGAATACGAAGAATTAAAGGGAGGTAATTCCTAATGGGGCAAAGTTATTCAGTTACCGCCGTTCTACAAGCAATCGATAAAAACTTTAGTAGTACATATAAAAAGGCAGAGGCGCAAGCGAAAGCCCTAGAAAAGCAAACGGAAAGCGTTGGCAGTCGTTCCCAACGATCTAGTCAACGAACTAAGGCGGCGTGGGCAGAAGCTGGTGCAACAATGACACAAGTTGGCGCGGGTATGACGAAATATGTGTCTGTGCCAATCGTTGCGGGGTTTGCGGCAGCGACTAAAGTTGGCGCAGAATTCGAAGCGCAGATGAGCCGTGTACAAGCGATCCTAGGCGCTACACCGTCCGACATGAAGAAGCTGAACTCACAAGCGAAACAACTTGGTGCGGATACCGCCTTTTCTGCTAAAGAAGCTGCTGACGGTATGGAACAATTGGCGTCCGCCGGTTTCAGCACCAACGAGGTTATGGAGGCAATGCCTGGACTACTAGACCTTGCCGCGATTTCTGGTAAGGACGTAGGAATGGCGTCCGAGTATGCCGCTAGTGCGGTACGTCAGTTTCAACTAGATGCAAGCGAAACTGGACACGTCGCCGATGTGTTTGCGCGAGCTGCCGCTGATACCAACGCAGAAACGAAAGATATGGGGTATGCGTTGAAATATGCCGGTACTGCCGCCGATTCCGCTGGTTGGTCTTTAGAACAGACTGCCGCCGCAATCGGGATCATGAGTAACGCCGGAATCAAAGGGGAACAAGCCGGTACAACACTGCGTGGCGCGTTAGTTCGTTTGATGAACCCTACAAAAGAAATGTGTACCGTCATGGACGCCTACGGACTTTCTATGTACGATTCAAACGGGAAAATGAAATCACTAAAAGAAATCGTTGGAATGTTAAACAACAAATTCGGCGACTTAACAGATCAGCAAAAGAACTTAGAGGTGGCTACCTTATTTGGTACAGAATCATTAAGCGGGATGTTAGCGCTAATGAATGCCGGGCCGAACGAAATCGACAAACTAACCAAGTCACTAGAAAACTCCGACGGATCAGCGAAAAATATGGCGAAGACAATGCAGAATAACCTCAAAGGTGCATTAGAAGAGGCTGGCGGATCTTTAGAAACGATGGCAATCACAATCTACGAAGACTTAGAGCCGACGCTCACACGCATTGTCAAGGCGTTTACAGATATGGTTAACGCATTCAACGGACTGCCTGAGCCTGTACGCAAGTTTATCGTTATATTCGCGGGGATTGTAGCGGCAGTAGGGCCTGTGATGTGGATACTAGGCAAGCTAACTACCTTTATTCTCGGTTGGCCTACGACAATCGCAAACGTAATCAAGATACTAGGCAAACTAGGCGGAGCATTCAAACTATTGTTTGGTATTATCGCGGCGCATCCTTTCGTAGCGATTGCTTTAGCAATTGCAGGTTTGATTTTATACTTTGTTAACTTATACAACACCAACGAAGAGTTTAGAAAGAAAGTGGACGAATGCTGGAATGCCGTTAAAGAAACGGTTAAAAGCTCAGTGGAACAATTCAAACGCGATATTGATGATATCAAGCGTTTCTTTACAGAAGGCTGGGAAACCGTCAAAACCAAAGCAAGTGAAGCGTGGGAAGCGATCAAAGGCTTTCCTAAGAGTGCGTCCGACTACATCAAACAAACATGGGAAGGTACGAAACAATGGTTTGCCAATACATGGGAAGGCATCAAACAGGGCGCTATTAACAAATGGGAAGAGTTGAAACAAGGCGTTGTTAACAAGTGTAACAGCTTAGTAGACGGCGCACAACGTGCATGGGATAACTTCAAGCAAGGCGTATCCGACGCTGTAGATCGTGCAATAGGTTTCTTCGATCGTTTGTGGAATATCGACCTAGCAGCGGCAGGACGTGCGATCATTGATGGTTTCTTGAATGGTATCAAAGAGAAATTCGAGAGCGTGAAGAGTTTCGTAGGCGGGATTGCTGATTGGATCAAGGATCACAAAGGACCTATCAGCTATGACAAGCGTTTGCTAATTCCTGCCGGTAAAGCGATCATGAACGGATTGTTAGGCGGACTAGAAAGCAAGTTCGGTGCAGTACAAAACTTCGTTAAGAGTGTGACGGCTTGCCTAAGTGATACCAGCGTAACAAATGGCATCAATAGTGCAATTAACGACGTGAATCCGACAATGACAATCGACAAGAACACAAAATCACGTGTACGTCATGAAATCGACGGATCAAACGCACAACCTGCTTATATCACGTTAAGCATGGGTGGGCAAACTTACAAAACTTTCGTATCCGACATTTTCGACGAACACGAAAACGGAACCGATGTTCGCTTAGACGTATTCTAATAAGGAGGTAATAAGATGTACAACTTTAGAGATACAACGAGCGACTGGCATTTTCACGAAGAATGGTTGCCGACGGTAGCTATGAACTTCGACGGCGGTTTCATCGAACATATCGTGTCCGGATATCGTACCCTTACGGTGTCCGGGCGTGAAATGCTCGGTGTAGAACTAACAACAGAAGACGTAGCGAACGGCTGTATCGTGACCGAGGAACGGTTGCCAGCACGTGAGCTTGTAATTACATACCAACTAGATGCGAACAGCTCAGAAGATCTTTTAACACGGTTTAAACAACTAGAAAGCCTGCTAATGACAGGTAAGGACGTACCTATCTTTTTCAACGACGAGCGCGATTGGGTTTACTACGGAAGGTTATCGGCGGTTGACAGTGTACCGGTCGAAAGCAATAGCGTAGTAAGCACCTTCACGATCTTGTGCAGCGATCCTAAACGTTATGGCAGAGAGTTGACAACGAGCGACGGACTTATACGGCATGAAGGTAAGCTTATTCCGCTAAGTATAGAGTTCGACATTCCTTCTAATACCTCTTATTTCGTTTCTAATGGCGTTCACACTATCAAGGGTACAAACGCAAGCACAGAGGTGTCAACACACGTTAAAATCGATTTTATGACGTGTGATACGTATTCAAATGGCAAACTAGATTATAAGATTATCGCTTTAGATTCTGACTTTGAAAACTTCACGCTAGAAAACGGTATGGCAATCACGTCTAACGTGAACAATTTAATTATCCGATATTCGGAGGTGTCATGATGTTATACTTATTCAATCAACAGCAGCAACTAATCAAACGCGTACCACTCAAGAAAATCGGTACGTTAAATCAATACAAAGAAATCACATCCGACAAAGCCGAACTAATGAACGACACGTTAGAAGCTAGCGTCATTTATAGCGATGAAGCAGAAAAAGCGATGTTTATGGCGGTTAGGGAAGACGACGGCATGTTTTCCCTTTATCGCATTTTAGGTGCTAAAACAAGCCGGAATATCTTGAATTTGAGCGGCGTTAACTTCGGACCTGATGAATTAGACGGCTATGTGATAAAAGACATAAGACCGAACAACGAAGACGCACAAGGGCTTATTATTCGTCTTTTTGAAAACGCAGGCGTGGACGGTTGGGAAATACGTGTCCATACACCGCTACCAAGAATCACGGATAACTTTTACTACGTAACCGTACGCGAGGCGCTGAAACAATTGCAAACGCACGGTATCGAGTTTACATTCAGTTGTGATCTAACTGAGTTCGGCGTTGCTAAGAAATACCTAGATGTGTACGACAAGATCGGCACAAACACTGGCACACGTTTTACATATGGCGATAAGGCGTTGACAGTAGAAAAAGAAATCGAACGCACAAATATCGTGACCTCGTTGATTGGACGCGGGCGCGGTGAAGAAGTCGGAGACGGATACGGACGACGTATTGAGTTTGCTGATGTGGTATGGAGCAAAGCAAAAGGAGACCCGCTGGACAAACCAAAAGGACAAATCTTCCTAGAAGACCCCGAAGCGACGTTAAAATACGGTATTCCTGTAGGTTCTGGCATGCGCAAGCGTGAGAAAGTGATCGTTTTCGATGATTGCGAAGATCCTAACGAGCTACTGAAATTAACATGGCAAAATTTAGTAGAATATCAACGCCCGTTAGTGCAATTTAGTTCTACCGTGCTAGGCGCTGAGTACATAGGCAACACCGTTTCTATTCATAGACACGATCGCGGTTATCACTATGAGACCCGTATTTACAAGCAAGAACGTGATTTTGTTCGTAACGTGAAGAAAGTACACTTAGGAGACAACCTAACTAGCAATAGCAAAACCAGCACGCTAACCGCCGTTCAGTCTATCAATACGATGGAAAAGACAAAAATGACGTTTTATCAATCGACTGAAATTAGTAAATTCCAAGACGATATCATGCGCGGAGCTGGTAAAGAAGGCGGGTCGATTTATCAAGTAAACGGGATCGAAGCCGGCGTGTCTGACAGCCGCGAAGTTTATGAATATGTATGGATGAATGGGAAAAATATCCCTAGCTCGTCTCATTTCATGACGGCAAACAGTGAGGGCATCAGTTTCAAGGAGTGTAAAAAAGGACAATGGAAAACAATTAAGGATGTTCACAATGGCGATTCTCACACTGCATGGACAATCGACGGCACGTTTAACGCTAATTTCATTATGGCGGGTATTTTGCGAGGTATCCTCATCGAGGGGGCGTTGTTAAAAACTATCTATAGCGAAGGTGCGCAAAAACAATATCAAGCCGTTATGGATCATGGGAAGTTCCTTATTCAAGACGCAAAAGATACGCCAGACGAAATCGACTACTCTAATGGCAAATGGCGCGATCAAGTGCAAGGGAAAACAATAGCCGAGTTCCGTGGTACGTACGACGCGGCAACAGACAGAGCAAACGGCGCGGCAATCATCAAACACAAAGGACAAATCTTTTCGATCAACGTAATGGGAGATGAATTTAGTACATCCATCTTCCAAATACCAGCAGACGCGCACGCGGATAACCTCAAATACAGGCTGAGGGGCGCAGGCAGTTTCGAGAACGGTCAAGTTACGTTTAACGAAAAAGTCATCTTTAAAAAAGGCTTCGAAGTGCAAGGAGAAACACTCTTCCACAATAACGTAACAATGAATAGCAACCTTGCAGTCAAAGGCGGTTTGACTATTAACAACGGTCAAGCTGTTTATCCGGGGCAAGGCGGAGGCCCGTCCGGTGGCGGTGGCGGCACTGGCGGCATTCCAGAAGGATTGGAAACCGACGCTGAAAAACGCGCATGGCAAATCTATGATATTCTTTGTGCGAACAAATTCACGAAGCAAGCGGCCTGCGGTATTCTAGGAAATATGCAACAAGAAACTGGTGGCACATTCGATCCAGACACACGACAAATCGGCGGGCCAGCGTATGGACTAGTACAATGGGATGGTTCGGCATATCCGTTAGTAGGACCTCCCACATGGGATGGTAAGTTGTACGTGCAAAACCTTTTCAACGCCGCGAACATCAAAGAGCCTGTAGAAAGCTTACGCGGACAAGTTCAACTGCTGCTATGGACATTCGGAACTTCTCAATGGATGGGCGTTATCGAACCGTCGACAGTCGCAGCTTTCAAAGCATGTACTGATCCGGCACTTGCGGCACGCGCGTTTGAACGCAACTACGAACGACCTGCAGCAACTCATCCGGAACGCGAAACTTATGCTATCCAGTGGTACAATAAATTCAAGGACTTGAAACCGACGCAAGCAACAGGCGAAGCGGGTTTGAAACACTTAGAAAGTCTCATGAATACACGTGTAGGAAACGGACAATGCTATGCCTTATCCGCAGAATATTCGGGTTTTCTCGGAGGTTGTGGCATGGGAAGTGGCACGAAATACAGCTTTTCACACGTGATCGGAGATACTACAGCGGCAAGCAACATCGGTTCGGGCTATGATTGGGGCGCTGTAGGTTGGAAAGTGATTTTTAACCCTTCGCTAGATCAGTTAGTCGTGGGGGCTATCATCAACTGGACGCAAGGCGCAAGCGTCGGCGGGCCTAATGCGTGGACGACAGACCCGACTTACGGACACACAGGAGTGATCCGAGGTATCGAAGGGAGTACGATTCTCACGTATGAACAAAATACGGAATACGGTCAAGTGGTAGCTAAATGCGTGCGCGGGTTCATTAGCGCCGGCAGCATCGCATCTATCTGTATTCCACCAAAATGAAAAAGGAGTTGTGAAACGTGGCGAAAGTTAAATACAGGGCGGTTCTTTCGTTAACAGAACCGAATCATCAAATTTTCTTACGATTCCGACAAGACGACACGCAAACACAAACCCTTTCAGTAGAAATCACGGCGGACGGAAGATTATTTCCGTTCGTCGGATATACTGTAGAGTTTGTGAATGTCACGCGTTCTGATAGCGGACAACCAATCGTCGAACGTGTTGACGAAGTTTATCCGCAAGAAGCAAGAATCGAGTTCACACTAGGCGCGCGTTCCTTACAATGGTTAGGGAAAAACAAAGCCTATTTTAGTTTTAAAGACGCAGACGGAAACGAAGTGTTTTCTACTCAAAACTTCGAATATGAAGTTGTTCACGGTGTCCACAAAGAGCCAATCAAAGATAGCGGTTATTTATGGCAAGTTGAGGAAGTGTTAGAAAAAGCTAATCAACTTATCGAAGACGTAAGAGGCACACTAGGCGAAGAAGCCGCAACGGCACTAGCGATGAAATTGAATGGACACATCGAAGATAAAAACAACCCGCACGGAGTGACGAAAGAGCAAGTAGGGCTTGGCAATGTTCCAAACTACGGCGTAGCGACAATTGCGGAAACGAAAGAAGCAAAACTGGATAATAAATTCGTTACGCCCGCCGGTCTAAGAAGTTTTCAAGACACGGTAGCACGCACGTACCACGTAGCCTATACCGGTAGTACATATTTAGACGGACTTTCAGATAACGAAAATGCTCGCAAATCTGAAAAAACATGGCACAAAGACAATTTAGACGAAATCGAAGTAGACTTTTTCCGTGAAGGTAAAATCGTTTATTTCAACGCTCGTTTAAAATTCAAAAACGGTAATGCAACATACGAGTACAGCATGCCTGTGGTGCAACCGCCTAACGGTTTCAAAATGCACAATACCATCAGTTACGGGTCGCTTAGCGGTGCTTTAGCTGTGTGGCGGAATGATAAGTCTGAAAATTGGACCGGGGCGGCTAACGTAGGCGAATACGCTTCAAATAACATTTCTGTCCGTTACAAAGGCGGCAACGGCAATGTGTATATTAGCGGTTCGTGGATCACGAATGAAAACTATCCAGATTGGCGACGTGAAGCTCGTACACGCATTTCAGCTATATACGGATGCCAACGTTTCGCGCCTAAAAATACGATGGCGGCTTTCGAAGAGACGGTCAACCGCAAATATGACGCTGTAGAGTTCCGCGTGCAAATCACAAAAGATGGCGTTCCGGTCGTGTGGGATAATAACGACGTATCGTTAGGAACAAACGGAACAGGATACATCAATCAATTAACGTTAAGTCAATTAAAAGAATTTAACGTTAAGACGGACGGCTACCCCAATTATAATGGCAAAACTTTGAAAATTCCAACGCTCGACGAAGTGGTCGCATTGCTATCTCAATACGACATCGTTATGACGATAGATAGCAACGAACAAGAGTACGGCGACTTTAGTGTAAGTTATCCGATTGTTTCCGTGTTCGATAAGTACGGCATTCCAGAGCGCGCTTGTTATTACATCCGAAACAACGAAAAACGCAATAACTTTAGACGAAACCATCCCAACGCAATCGTTTCTCGATTGTACACGCGCGAAATTTCTGTACATGCCGAAGCAAATGCATTACGCAAAGAAAATAATGCAGTGTTGCGCACGGATGGCGACTATCTAAGTACAGAACGTTCCAAAGAGTTGATTCGCGAGCCGATTTGTTCTTGCGTGACAGGCGTCCAAGACCAACAACAAGCGCTCGATTATATTTGGCGTGGCATCGGTATGATAACTACACCAAACTTGTTGCCTTCCGAGCTCAATGCCGGACTGTTAAATTAAGGAGGTTATAAAATGGATATCATTAAAAACGGAACTATCAAAGTTCCGACACAGCCCGAAGACTACGATTTACAAGCAACAGGGCTAGTTTTTAAGTCTTACGATAATCAAATTGCGTTAACTTTCGACATAAAAAAACAAGACGGTACGCCGGCAGATTTATTAGGCGCTACACTCCGCCTGTTGATGTATGTGTATGACGAAGTAGATGGAACAGTTAAGAAAGAGCCAATCCCTTTCATCACGAAAAACCTCATTACAGAGAGCTTTCTAAACGGTCATGTAAAATACATCCTACCAGAAGCGTTAAAAGCCTATAACGGCGTCGTGGAAACTTATGTATACATTGAATATCCAGACGGATCAACAAGCGATAACTTAGGCTTCACTTTCCGTATGAAACGTTCAGCGATCGACGGACTAGCACAAGATAAAGCAGACTATTTCATCGAAGACTTCAAACAATTGCTAGCGGCAGCAAGCTTAGAAGCGAACAAAGTAATCGAAGGACTAGACACCGAAATCAAAAACTTGCAGCAAGCGACAAAAGACGCAAACACAGCAGTCGACGGCGCGATGAATCGTATTGACGGACTAGAAACAGAAATTGGACAACTAGAAAGACTGCGTGAAATGTACATCGATACATTAGATTTCGAGGGCTATGATTATTCGGGGAATCCGAATTTAATGAAGAACGTCAATTCAGATTCTTGGAGTAAATTGCCTAACGACATTTCACAACCAAACCCATATACAAAAATATTTGATGATTATATTATTACAGACGCAACAGACCCATCCGCCGACAATACAGGAAGAAAAACTTATGTTCCTACGCTCGTTCAATTACAGGGCGGTAAAGAATACACAATAAGCGTAACCATGATGGTGGATGAAGCATTTAACTCCGGTGGAGACAGTAGTTATAATAACTCTGCTGTACATTATGCGATGTATGCAGATGGTCAAGAGGTGCGTCCTGTTATAATAAGACCTAATACTACTATGGTTAACCAATATCAGCGAGTTTCTGCAACGTTTACAATGCCTACGAACATTAAAAATGTGGACTACGCATATTTCTTTGTATATGAATCTAAGAGTGTTACAGGTAAATGGTATATAAAAAATGACATCAAAATCGAAGAAGGTCCAACAGCCACACCGTTCCAACCTAACTTATTGGCAGAGCCTTATAACATGTGCCGCGAGTATCCTAACGAGAACATTGTCAATCCTACAGTTAAGTTCCCAATTAAAACATCAAATAATCCTATTTCTAGTTTTGATATTTCGGAAGAATTAATAATAGGTGAAACTTATACGGTATCTTTAAAAGGGACTAAGCCAGCTAATAAAGAATTCCACTTATACTACGGAGATGCAAATTACCAGCAGTCGCAGTCGCAGTATCAGGCAACTTTGCTTCCTGTGGAAGGATTGGCAAATGTGTGGAGTGCCACTTTTACAGCCAGAAATACTAGTGAAACGACAAATTTGCTTAGAGTAGCGTTATGGCAAAAACCTAATTCTGCAACATATGGTACTGTTCAAATCGACTGGCTTAAAATTGAAAAAGGAGCCACACGCACACCGATCAACGTGCCAACCTACAAAGGGCTAGGAATCCTAGACACGAACGACCCTACTAAATACGTATGGAACTATACCGAACTAGTAGACATCGACGGCATTCAAGGCGCACTAGAAAATGTCGAACAACGCACCGCGACACTAGAAGGCAAAGCGAACACAATCGACGGACGACTAAACAACGTCAACACCGCACTAAACACCGTACAAAGTACCGCAGATCAGATTCTAGCTGAGGTAACAGCTGCGGACGTGATGAAAGAAACAGACTTGCCGAGCTATCTAGCAAACAAACCAATCGTTGCTGGCGGCATGGCGGACTTCGCGGGTAAAGTAGCACAGAAAGTACATCCAAACCCGCACAGAGCTGCTGTCTTTGCGATAGCTTACGATCATTCTAATAATTTGCCAAGCAAATGTTTCACTTATGAAGCAAATCAAGCGGCATACGATAAGATGAAAACAATTGACGGGCAACATGGGGCAGTAGGCACGAGCACAGTAGGGCAAATTGGAGCTATCGCTTTCAAATTTGATTTAATATCACAAATCACAAAGGATTTTCCTTCTTTCTTTGACGACTGTTCAACGCAAGAAACGAAAGTAGCGAAAATTCAAAAACACATCATCAGCGCAACATTAACGCTTAACGCAAAAACAACTAACACGTCTTTATATGTAGCGGCGGCACTAAATGACGGATGGAGCGCAGAAAGAGAATACGCGGCAACTAGCCAAATAACCGAACAAAAACATGCCGTTTTAAACTACAACTCCACTACGCGAAGTTATATCCAGAACGACGGTTCTATCGTTTTCCGCGCAAGAACTCGGACAATCCAAGAGAGTGAAACAAATGTAACAGTCAAGCAAGAAGTCGACTACGCACGCTTAGACTACACATTGAATCTAAGCTCCGACGACTTCCTAACACCAATCGAAAGAGACGTGACGAAAGACAATCTCACACAAATCTTGTCGGATGATTCCGCAACGATTAAAGGTGTAATGGACTTTAAAGGAAAAGTTAGGAGTAACGTAGCTAATTGTTCGCATGTGATGTATGAAAAGACGGCAGCGGCACAAGCTACAAACATGAGCGAGATAAACGGTGAAGCGTCGGATGCAGCCTATAACGCTATTCAAAACAAAGATGACGGATTAACTAGAACGCTAGAAACAGACGGCGTAACTGGACATGTTCCACAAGCTAAATTCAAATTCAACTTAGTAACCGCAATCGGAAAAGAACATCCGCACCTATTCAAAGGACTAACGACAACGAAACAAAAAGTTGACGTGCTAAAAGCGAAAATGCAAGAAATGAAATTCAATATCTGGTGTAGAACGGAAGGCACTTCGGGATACATCGAAATCGGAAGCTCGTTGGCAAATGTAGACGCGATCGACACGTTGCAAGCGAAAGACGTCGGACAAACAACCGAGTTCGCACGTGCTGAGTTCTACAGCAACAACAATTACGCTTGTGCTAGACGTATCAACGACGACGGAACAATCTTGTACTTTGTACACGGATCGAAGGTGACGACGGAACAACCACAACCGAAAGTTATCATCGACTACGTGAACCTAGAATACACGTTAAGCGATAAAGTTAGCGAGTACGTAGTGAAACAAGACGATTCGGTATACGCCGAGCTGAAATCAGATGTAGCGACATTAAAAACGAACATGATAACTGAGGAACTAGAAAAAGGAAATGGGAAAAGCGGTGTCGACACCACTAAAGTTGGTTCTGTTTCGGAGGTTGTATGGGAGTTCCATCGAGTAGGAAAACGTGTGTTCTTTACAGGACGTGTAAACATGAAACAAGGCGTAGACAATGGGAACAACATGTTCAAAATTGTCGATTTGCCTACCGAATTTGCGCCTTCGGTCGGCGAAGGTTTAGACGTCATCGCATTGAGTTGTGAGCAGTGGACTGCACCGCGTGGCAACCAAGCCGCCATCTTAGTAGCGACAGGAGACAAACCGGGCATCTATTTCAACACAGGGCGCGTAGGGAATCACTATATCAGTGGTTCATGGCGACTGAAATAAAAAAGGAGACTGATTAAAATGTTAACAATCATCTTAGCTATACTGCAAAGCATACCACAAAATCCGTTGTTTATCGTGTTGTTGGCGGCAATCGGATTGGATGTGTTTACTGGTTTTAGCAAGGCGGTTGTGCTAAAAAAACTGTCTAGCTCAATAGGGCTAGGCGGTTTAATGAAGCACGCCAACGTGTTGATTCTAAATGTGGTAGTTTACACTATTTTAACTATGATGGATTTAACTACAGGTATTCCGTTCGTGTTAGGGTTCTACATCTTTACATATGCAGTATCAATCACTGAAAACTACTTAGAATGCGGCTTTCCGTTTCCGAAATCTGCGAAAGACTTGTTTATCAAACTACGAGACTTCGCAGACGATTCCATTGGAAACTTAGCAAATAAAAACAAAGGAGATAAAAAATAATGGCAGTAAATATGGATGGCACAATCGCGTACGCAAAAAGATTTGTAGGCAAAGTCCCTTATGACATGAACGGCCCACGTGATCCAGAAAGAGGAACGGCCGACTGTAGTTCTTTCGTGTATTGGTCGGTTGTACGTGGTGGAGGTGGAAAACAATGGCAATACGCTTGGGCGCCTTCTACGGTAACGATGCCTCAATGGTTATACGACAACGGTTTTGAGTTGATTGCGGATAATAAATCATGGAACATGCAAAAAGGGGATATCGTTATTTGGGGAGAACCGGGCAACAGCTACGGAGCAAACGGACATACAGGTATTTGCCTAGATAACCAAAACTGGATCGAAGAAACAGGCTACATCATGAACGTTGGTATCTTCAATCACGACCAACGACTAGCGCAAGCCGGATATCCTTATTGGCAAGTATTCCGCGTGAAAGGTGGCAACAAACCTGCACCAAGCAAACCTACACCAAGCAAACCAAAAACACACGCACAAGCCGTGCTAGAAAGCCCAGCAATCCATCAAGGAAACGCGTGGGGTAAATTAGAGGTATTGGATATGCCTAGCAAAAACAAACTACACGTAAGAGGTTGGTTAGTGCCAGATAAACCAACAGGTCCAATCGGTACATATGCATATATCATCATCATGGAACATGGCACAAACAAAGAGTTAGCACGCGTGCAATCAGCGGGGTTTAAACGTGCGGACGTAAAAAAAGCGTATGGATACAAAGGTGGGGAACATCTAGGATTTGATGTGACGCTCAATGTAGGCTGGATGAAAGGGAAGAAAGTAGATGTTATCTTGCGCAGATGTAACAAAGCGAACGGGGAAGGCGCTGTGAATGACGTGAGAATCAAGGATATCTATTTGACAATCGTCTAGCATTAGTTACGATTTTTGTAACTATGCAAAAAAAAGAGGGCTTACGCCCTCTTTTTATTTTGTTCTTTGAAATATTTCTGGATGCCTTGCCGCGCCAAATTGTCCGCGCATCGGTTGTTTTCCCGTGCGCACCAAGCGAGACCGCAAAACTTAAATTTTCGCATCATCAATATAATACGTTGTTCTAAGTTGGTTAACGGCAAACCATCATCGTCGATTAATTCGTTGATACGCCAGACTAGACTGTTATTGTCACTCTTTATCACGAGTACAGTATCTTTTGCGCCGAACTCGTTCATAACGCGTTTTATTCCATAATATAAAGCCAACGTCTCGGCTTGCTGTGAGGTGTAAACGTTCTTTTCGTAGGTACTCCACTGATATTGCTTGCCGTCAACTAGCACTTGACAGCCGATACCACACACGTGAGATTTCTCTCTAAAACTTGCGTCCGTACATAGCCACACAATCATAAGTGATCATCCTTTGTTTTATTCACAAGGCATATAACCCGCGTGTTTCAATTCCTCGTATAAGAATAAACGTCCTTTTTGCGTCCAATAGGTACTAGGGTACGCCTTGCCATTCTTTTCAAACGTTTTTGTCTTGATGTATCCTTTATTCTGATGTTTCGTGTATAAAATCCACTGTCCATTTACTTTATACTGAATGCCTAACTCATGAAGTAACGCGTTAAACTGACGCGCGTTCATTCCGTAATCAGTAGCGACTTGCGTCACACACATAACGCCGTTACATTGTAAAATCTTATCGACATAATCGACCTTAGGTTCATACTCGGCAATTTTTGCGTTTGAAATTTCTAGTTGCGCTTGTTTCTCTTTGTTCGCTTCTTCTAATGCTAATTTCTCTTTTTCTTTTTCGACTAATGCCTCTAAAGCTTCGAGGTAGGTAGTAGGCACTTTAGGCTGTTCGGTTTCTTTGATGTGCGTTTCCATATCGTTAAAACGTTCGACGTAGAAAGCGGCAAACCGCGTGCCTTTTGCGCCGGTCATGCGTGTTCCGAATAATTCGCAACCTTTCTTAGTTAGGCGATACATCGGTTTTTGATATCCTTGCGAAGTGGTGTATTCGTCGGTTATAAAATAACTCTCGATTGGTGACCCCAAATTTGGGGTCTCTACAGTCTCTAGGTGTTTGATAATGTTTTTAATATCTCTGATAACATGGTCGTGACGTTTTCCTGTAGTCTCAGCAACTTCCAAACTAGTGATTGTTTTCTCAATTGTTAACATATTCTTTTCCTCCTTGTGATTTTAAATCAAATAGCTATCCAATCTTCGATTACAAAACGTTCATCCGACAATTTATAATCGTCGTCCAGTAACTCTAGCGCTTCGCTAAAACTTCCTGCCGTGTAATAAACTTCCTCGAATTTCTTAGTATCTAAGTTGTATAATGTAAAAATAAATTTAGGCATGTAAATCATCTTCCTTCACAACGATAACCATTTTCTTAATTCGATTTCGCGGAATCATATATTCTAATTCTAAGGTGTCTTTGTTAAATAACTCCAAGCCGTAGTCAGTGATCGCTAGTTTCGTATGCACAAAATACATTTCTCGTCCTTTATAAGTCGTTACGATCAATTGTGTTACATCTTCTAGCATGATTCTTTCTCCTTTCTATTCTGTTTCACCTAACAAAATTGGCAAGATGTCATCTACATCACGTGCGAAGAAGAGGGAAGGCGGAAAGTTGTACGTTCCTTCTTGTTCTAGTTTAACTAGTTGTTTTATCAAATCATCGTAGAAGCCTTTGTAATTCACGATAACAATCGGCACTTCATCTTTAGAACCGACAGCGACTTTTGTCAGCACCTCAAACAATTCATACATCGTTCCAGAGCCGCCAGGCAGAATGATAAACGCGTCGCCTAATTCAATCAAACGCGCTTGTCGATCGATCAAACGTTCTTCTAAGTAAAGCTCTTCGCAATCCATGAAAGGACGTTCTAAGTGTGCTAATTCTTCGGGATAAACACCAATGTTATAACCGTTATAATCATACGTTCCGGTTGCTACCGTGCCCATTACTCCCGAAACAGAACAACCGGTAACGGTGGCGTATTGGTTGACAGCTAACAGCTTGCCAACCTCATACCCTAGTTTTAAATAATCTTTATCCACATCATCGCGCGCGCTGCAAAATACACAAACATTTCCATAATGCATTATTCATCAACTCCCAATTGTTCTAACCAAGTTGCGCCGAAATCTTCGTACAAATCTAACAAGGCGGCGTTTGGGTTCTCAGATAATTCTAAAACTGCGCCGCAAGCAATTACCAACTGTGAAAATTCTTGCATATCCTCAACTGTCATACCTAAATCTACTGCTTTTTGTCCTAGCTCATCCAAACGTTCTCCGCCAATACCTAAGAATGCTACCATTTCCATTTCTTTCTTTTTATCCATTATTCTTCCTCCTTGCCATTTAGTGACTTTTGAATAGACGTACCAAAGTTATGCATTGATTTTCCTAAGTCATTGAAAGCTTTTTCGAGTGTTCCTTCGATTAGTTCGTCGTCGTCTTGATTCGCTAGTGTTACGTTTAGTTCGCTTAACGCTTCATCTAATGCTTTTTTCGCCTTGCCTAGTCTATGAACGAACCACAACACACGCAAAAACTTAACAACCTCATAACCAACAACCGCGCCTAACACGTAACAGACAAACATTAAAAATAGTTCCATTATTTTTCCGCCTTTCTAGTAAGTTCTGCCATGATTTCTTCTTTTGTGAAGCTCGTCCAATCTGTGATTTTTGAATGTTGAATTAAGGCGCCGTTGATTTTGATAAACGCGTTTTCCGGATTCATGTAGATGTGTGTGGCAAAATCAAAGAACACTTTTAATTCAGCATCGTCTACACCAATCGCATAAACGCTTTTTTCGTTTCCTTCATCCACATTAATAACTAGCAAATGTTCATACAT